AGCTTCGTTCAGCAAAGCTTCAGACAGCCCAAAATTGTTATTTGCGTCTAAAAGAATCTGACCGAATTTATCCAAATCTACTTCATCATCCTCAATGTCAGGGTTCATGTAACGCACGGCCTCATAGGTGGCCTTGCTCCCATCCCATTCAGGCTTCTCCACGTTCTGCAAATGATTCCAAAACCTAGTCGCGGCAGCAAGTTGCGCGTCAGCCTGGAACTCGTCAAAGTCAACCCAACGCTCCTCAAAGTTCCAACCAGCCACAGCAACAATCACAGACTTCTTCAGGTGCAACACCGTCATATAGTGCAACACCTGAGCAACATAGTTAGGCGGGTCTTCCCCCCACGTCCCGCGAGAAGTCTTCACCTCAACCACAATCCACTCACCGGTCTCCCGATGCTTAGCTAACGCGTCAGGGTTAGCAAGAATGTAATCGTACTTAGGGTGCTGCCAGGTGCCAGTCAGGAACACCTCATACTCGGGGTGTTCCTCAGCCCACAACTCCAACACGGGCTGCTCAAACGCTTTACCGAACCGGATACTCCAACCCGTCAAAGGCGGGTCAGGAATCTGCCCAGTACGTTTAGCCCACAAAGCAAACGCAGACTCCCAAGAGTTCAAGCCCATGATCGTCCCAATCTCAGAACCACCAATACCCCGAGAACGAAGGTCATGCCACTCGGCGGACCCAGACTCAAACACACCAAGATTCAACGCGCCGTTGAAAGTTTCTTGGTCAAGAGTTTTGAACTTTTCAATGTTTCTCATAGACTCACCTTATGGCAAACCGGCGACAAATAGAATACGACTACACCGAACTCTACGCAGAGATCGAAGCAGCAGACGATATACCCTGCCGAGACATCCCAGAAATCTTCTTCCCAGACGACCTCCCAGTAGGGAACCTGCGCAAACAAGCAACGCAGATGGCCAAAAACCTTTGCTCACAATGCCCCATCCAAGTTAAATGCTTGATGTACGCGGTAGCAAGTAAGCAAGAGTTCGGCATTTGGGGCGGCACACTCCCCACAGAACGCTAAGCGTCCTCTTTCTCCTCATCAGCAAACATACGAACCACCAAGGTTTCGTCTAACAGAACCTCAGCAAGTTTCCTTGCCTGCCGCACAGTCATAACCAGTTCGTGAAAATCAGGCGACACATCCCACATGATGTCAGACCGAATAATAAGCTCATCGTTTACACGTTCAACTTCGTACATTTCTATCCCCTTACTAAATAAGCGATCACAATAACCAAAGCAGTAGCGCTAGTAGCAAAAAACACTAAAGCGCCAACAAGGACCAAAAAGCCGCCCTTACTGATCCAAACACCTCTAGGGTGTCTAAAAGTTGCTCTTTTCTGCATGGCGACAGTAAATCACACACGTATGACAAACACAAGGATTGACACCTTAAACCTGTAATATAACGTTATGCAGGAAATGACTAAAGCGCACCTATCCTTACACTCGCTTGCGCTGATCGCTGACATGCGCGACTTAGAACTGTCACGCCTTCAAATGGTGACAGAAGTTCTCCGCGACAAAGTACGTGAAGAACATGCTGCCGGGATGACGGTCAGCAAACTTGCCAAAATGTCTAACGTGACCAGGCGAACAATACGTCAATGGATTGAATAAGAAAACCCCCCGAAACGTGTATACCGCGCCGGGGGGCTTTCCAGAAAGGAAACAAATGAACGTTCCAACTATAACACTATTGGCAGCTTTCGCACAACATTGCTTCGGCCGGGTCGATAGGGCAGGCAACCCCGCCAACAAACTCCACGTCTTCCATGATTACTCCTCAATCGGCTTACGGTCATACTGAAGAACCGAAGTCAACAAAGACATGATTCCGGCCATTGCCGAAACAGAGCCAACATTAACCCAGTCCACATCCAGAATACCAACCGCTACAGCGCTGATCGTAGCCAAAGCTGTCTGTGCGATGGTCTTAATTGCGCGCTCTCCCGCATAAGTCCAATACGCTTTCCATTTAGCCATCTTGATTCTCCATATCTACTTTGTGATGAACCTTGTCGTCATAGGTTGCGAAACCAAGGTAGGCGCTTGCAACAAGACTTACAAGGGCGACGCCCCCGACAACAAGTTCACCAGTAACTTTGTCTTGAAACAAACCTATAGCCCCAAGCCCGATCATCGCAAATCCGCCCACAATCGACGACCAAATAACTTTGCGGCGTATGCGCCAGGATGGCTTGGTCATGTGAGGATTGCGACTAGCGGACTGATGATTGCGGCCAAGAAACCGAAGACGCCGATTGCCTGCCACATGCGCTGCTCAAGCTTGCGAATACGCACTTCATGGTCGTCAATCTTCGCCTCGGAGTCAGGTAATGCGTTTGCAATCTTCTCCAACAAACGGCCTTGACGTTGCACTTCCAAATAAATGTCCCGCATTGACACCTTTACGCTCGCGGTTTCAATATGTTCGTCGTTCACAGTGATCCTTCATTCAGTTTGCGTTGAATGGTTGACCAGGTGTTTCTGCCCCACACACCATCAGCAGGCACCCCTATGCGGGCTTGTACGGCCTTACGGGTGACTAAATCAAGTACGCCGGTACGTGGAGTCCCAACCCAAGACTGAATGGCCTTATAGGTCATAGAGCCGGCCACACCATCTACTCGGCCGGTGTAAAACTTTTGCTCCTGCAACCACGTTTGCCACTGCTTCCAGGTGGCCCTGTCACCCCAACCGGACACTTTCAACGTTGGAACCGAAGCATTACCGTTCAAGTACGGTGTGGGGTCAACATCGGTGCCCCAGTTGCGACGTTTACGAACCTCAAAATGTAAGTGATTACCGGTAGAAGCACCAGTGTTACCCGAGTTGTAGATAAACGTGCCGGCATCGACCCTCTCGCCAACCTTCAACTTTGTTGCTGAAGACCCGTGATAGTAAGCCGTGTGAACCTCACCGTGATCTATAAGAACTGTGTGCCCGCCACCCTTCGGGCTCCAGCCAATATGAGCAACAACACCCGGTGCGGCCGAAGATACCGGGAAAACCCCAGCAACATCCAAACCGCGATGCTTAGTCTGCTTACCCGTAATCGGGTGGCGACGCATCCCATACTTGCCGTTCGGATTCACCGAATAACCCTCCGGCCAGGGCTGGTAAAGCTTCACCGGTTACTCCCCGATCGGGGGGCACGAAGAATCATCGCACCGCAACGGGTTATCTTGACAACAAACGCATTTCGTCATTACGCGACCCACCTTACGATAACAATACCCGAACCGCCGGAAGTAGATGGGTTTGGAGAGGCAAGATTACTTCCTCCACCGCCACCCCCGGTATTAGCCGTACCGTTTACACCAGTTCCGGCACCGCCACCACCGGCCCCCCCAGTTCCAGCGGTGCCAGTCCTAGAACCGCCACCACCGCCACCGGCGCGAGTTACAGAAGTTCCAGTGATAGATGAAGCAACACCAGCACCGCCATTACCGCCCAAACCTGAAGAAGCGGCACCGCCTGCGGCACTAGCGCCCCCACCGCCACCGCCATTACGCAAGGCGGCATCTGCTGCGCTACCCGAGCCGTTACCGCCAGAATTTCCCTGGCCAGCTATCCAAGCGCCACCGACCCGCACCGGAGTGCCCTGCCTGGACCCGCCACCACCGCCCGACGCCCCGTACACTCCGTCGAAACTAAAACCTCCGCCGCCACCACCGCCACCGGGGGCGTAGAACGAACCTAAGCGACTAAATCCGCCAGGCAATCCGGGCAAAGCCGCGTCCGCATAAGAACCACCGCCCGCGCCGACAACAACATCTATATTACCGGCCCCTAAATAAACGCCATTTACAGCTAAATATCCTCCGGCACCGCCGCCACCAGAAGCGTCGCTGGCCGGAGCACCGCCACCCCCACCGCCACCGACAACAAGAATGTCACACAACCCAGCCCGTGTAACCGTCAACGTACCAGACGACGTAAACGACACATACTCGTAATCCACACCACCAGAAGTGTAAGAACCCGTAGGCGTATTCGAAATCAGAGCCGTAGTCTCCAACTTAGACCCCAAAGTTTGCCACACACTATTAGCCGAATCATAATAATAGTTTTCGTAAATCTGCCCGTCAGTAGGGCTAGAAGGAAAATTCAAAGGCACGTCAACCACCGATCCTTACAATCACAACACCGGAACCACCAGCGTTAATACCAGCACCACCACCACCAGTATTAGCAACCCCAGCCGAATTAGACCCACCGCCACCAAGTCCAGCCGTTCCCCAAGAACCCGAATAAGGGCCACTAGCGCCACCACCAGCAAAATATAGAAGCCCACCAGACACTTGCCCAACAACTGCGGAAGTAGCGTTTCCGGTAGACAAAATAGTCGTAGTCCTACCATTGCCACCATTGGAACCGTTGGGGTAGTTTCCAGCACCAACTTGTCCAGCAGCCCCGGCGCCTCCACCGCCACCGCCGACAAGGAACCCGCCGCCCCCGCCAGCAAAGCCATAATAACCGCCACCACTAATTGCCTTACCGCCGTCCGAGGCGCCAGTGTTGCCATTCCCACCGCCGCCACCAGAACCGCCAGAACCACCGCGTTGCGGGGCGTAATCATTAGTAGTACCAGAATTAGCCGCCGAGCCAGACCCCCCGCCACCACCAGGGGCCATGAACAAACCAGCAAACGTAGGATTACCCTGCTTGCCACCCTGGGGGTACTTGCTACTCAAATTTTGACCAGCTTCACCACCGGTGCCAATTACGATATCGTGTGTGCCTTGCTGGAAGTACGCCGCAGTGTTTTCATAAAAACTACCGCCACCACCACCGCCGACCAATCCGCCACCGCCACCCCCCACTACAAGGATGTGTGCTTTTCCTGCGGTGTCAAAAGTAATCGAACCGTTGGATTTGAATACATAGACAACCGAGTTGCCCTCGGTAAACGTAAGTGGCGAACCAGTTGTCGAACCAACGCCAGCCCAGGTTGAATCTAAACCAACTCTTCTCCAAACGCCCGCAGTGGAATCGTAAACAAAGCCTTCGTATTGCGCTCCGTTAGCCGGGGCGTCAGGAAAATCGAGCGCCACGGCTAGACCTCCTCTACAGGCTCGACAACAGGCTCAGGCTCAACCGTGGAAGGGTCCACAGGATAAGGATAAGCAACCTTTACCGCTTCCACAGCCGCCAACCAATCAGCCTCGGAAGCCTCACCACGCTGAAAATCAAAAAACACAGGATCAGACGAGGACTGGTATGCGGCCTGCCGTTGCTTCTGAACAGCCTCAAACGCAACCTCAAACTCAACCTGAGCCCACTCAGCCGATAGTTCAGCCTCAGAAGGTGCGTCACCCTCAGACAACCAAGTCAGGCCGTCATAAGAGTCACCGTTTAGAGTCCACTCAGCACCAGGGTACCTACGGGAAAGAACTAGTGTGATATCCATTAGCCTGCCACCTCAATCAAAGTAATCGTAGAAACGGTCCTCGGCCTAGAAACAAGGTCGGAGTCACCCTGGGAGCGGTTGATATACACCGTACTAGCACCTTGAGTTTTGGCCTGGACCTTGTAGGTGACTGAAGACGTTGTCGCTGGTGAGTCAAGCCCAGAGGCCGCCATCGAATACACCTCGTTTGATATACCCTCTGTACCGCTGACGGTTGCCCTAGTGCGAGAACCGGCGG